CCACAACTCAGAGAGTGGTTGGCTCAAAACTCTCACAGAATTTTAATAAGCTAAACGGAGGTAATACACTATGGCTATATTAGAAGGCTCAGTAAAATGGGCAAGTATAACGACTCCAAACACAAAGTTTGAGCCAGTCTATACTATCGACTTAATTGTTGATGAAAAGATTGCGAATGACTTTGCTTCAAGGGGTCATAAAGTAAAACAGCACGATGAAGGTCCTGCTTTAGTTATCAAAAGAAAGGTTCATGGTCCTAATGGAATAACCAGACCTGCACCTAGACTTTTAGATAAAGACAAGCAAGAAATAAATGTTGCTGTTGGTAATGGCTCTAAGGTTAGAGTTCAATACAATGAGTATAGTGGTGAGGGTAAATTTGGTCCTTATATAGGACTTGACTTACAAGCTGTACAAGTTGTAGACCTTGTTGAATATAAGAACGCTGATGGTGCTGAACTATTAGCTGATGGCGAGGAATTCTAATGGAAGGACAAGAAAGACCTTACATTACCATTGATGATGTCAATGTTTATATTGAAGATTTACCTGAAGAAGGTAAGCAACTCTTTGGTAGACTACAAAGACTAAATCAAAAGAAAGCTGCACAGACTTTAGACCTTGAAGAAACTCAAGGGGCTATTAATTATTTTTCTACTAGAATTGTAGAAGTAATTAATGCTGATAAGTCTGGTGTTAAAGTAGAGGAATCTGAAACAGAAGAAGTACCAACAGATACTGAAACACAAGACAGTTAATAACAATTTAGCTAGACTAGGTTTTTAAGGACCTCTATTTGTTCCTAGTCTAGCTATCATTTTGGAGATAGAATTGAATCAAGATAAGAGTAAATTTGTAAAGCATAGGCAACCTTGTCCTAAGTGCGGTGGCTCTGACCCCGTATCAATCAATGCTGACAACTCGGCTTATTGCTTTAGTTGTTCAACATTTTTTACCGATTATGAAACTGCAAGTGAGGGCAGAATAGTGGAAACAACACAGAAACCAACCAATACATTTTTAGAATCCTATACTGGAATCTATGGCGAACTTACAGACAGAGGCATCTCTGAAGAGACAGCTAAAAAGTTTGGAGTTCGTGTTATTAAAAATAGAAATGGAGATATAACGCAACATATATATCCATACTTTAATGGCAATGAAGTAGCCATAACTAAAACAAGATTTGTTGCAGATAAAAACTTTGCGACTAAAGGTACATTTGAAGGTACTGGATTATTTGGCGAACAGTTATATAGAAATACTGGAGGTAAATACCTAACTATTACTGAAGGCGAGTGCGATGCTATGGCAGTAGACGAACTCTTTCAAGGTAAGTGGGCAGTCGTATCTCTTAAACGAGGTGCTGCAGGTGCAGTAAAAGATATTAGAGAAAGCATAGAGTTTGTTGAAAGCTTTGATAATGTCGTGCTTTGTTTTGATAATGACAAGGCAGGTAGAGAAGCTTCGAGAAATGTTGCTCGTATCTTAAAACCCGGAAAGGTAAAGATAATGACTTTACCTAATGGCTACAAAGATGCCAATGACATGCTCAAACAAAAAGAATTTCAAGGCTTTACTAAAGCTTGGTGGGAAGCTAAGACTTATACACCATCAGGTATTATGGAATTGTCTAGTAAAAAAGATGACTGGCTTAATCGAGAAGTAAAGGAAAGTATTGCTTATCCGTGGGAAGGACTTAATAAGAAACTATATGGATTAAGACGAGGTGAGTTAGTGACTCTTACTGGTGGAACTGGACTGGGTAAGTCTTCAGTCACTAGAGAGCTTGAGCATTGGCTAATTAAAACTACTAAAGATAATGTAGGTATTATTGCTCTTGAAGAAAATTGGGTAAGAACTGCAGATGGTTTAATATCCATTGAAGCAAACGATAGACTATATCTCAATGAGAAACGAGATAGTTATTCCGAAGAAGATTTAAATGCTTTGTTCGATAAGGTAATACAGAAGAATAGAGTATTCATTCATTCACATTTAGGTGCGACAGACATTGATGAGATATTTGCGAAACTACGATACATGATTGTAGGTTGCGAGTGTAAATGGGTCGTGGTTGACCACTTACATATGCTTGTCAATGTCTTAACCGAAGGCGATGAACGAAGAGGTATTGATAACCTAATGAATAGACTGCGTAGTTTAGTTGAAGAAACGAATGTTGGTTTGATTCTAGTATCGCATTTAAGACGAGCTACAGGCGACAGAGGACACGAAAAAGGTGTAACTGTATCATTGAGTCACCTTAAAGGTTCACAAGGCATAGCACAGCTTTCTGATTGTGTTATTGCTTTAGAAAGAAATCAACAAGCTACTGACCCTAAAGAAGCTAATACTACTAAGGTTAGAGTATTGAAGTCTAGATACACTGGAGATACTGGATTGGCTTGTGCCTTACAGTATAATACTGAAACTGGTAGATTATTTGAAGTACATGCGGAGGACACATTTGACAATGAAGAAATTGGTTTTTGATATTGAAGCAGATGGATTAAATCCTACTAAGATTTGGTGCATTGTTGCCAAAGATTTAGATGAAGGTACTTGCCGTACTTTTAATCCTAATCAATTACTTGATGGGGTAGAGTATTTACAAAGTGCTGATGTTTTAATTGGACATAATATTATTGGCTATGATATTCCTGCTATAGAAAAAATAATGGATGTTAAGTTAAATGCTAAAGTCGTTGATACTTTAGTTATGTCTAGATTATTTCAACCCGTTAGAGAAAACGGACACAGTTTAAAAACTTGGGGGTACAGAATTAACTTTCATAAACAAGAACAACCTGATGACTTCGATAGTTATACACCACAGATGCTTGAGTATTGTGAACAAGATGTATTACTTAACGAAAAAGTTTATTACACTTTACTTAAAGAAGGAGTAGGCTTTAGTCAGGAAAGTATTGAGTTAGAAACTCAAGTAGCTAATATAATGAATCAACAAGAAAAGACTGGGTTTCTATTTGATTTAGAAAAAGCTACCATGCTTTTAGCACAGTTAAAATCTAGAATGGTAGAAGTAGAAGATGAAGTACAACGAACATTTAAACCTAAGTGGGTCGATGATAAACTTGTCACACCCTACATAAAGAAAGACGGCACGTTATCTAAACGTGGCATGACCGATGAAGAATATGAAAAGTGTTTAACTACTAAAAACTATGACCCATTTATGCGTAGAAAATTACAAGAGTTTAATCTTGGTAGTCGCAAACAAATTGGTGAATACTTAGTAGACTTTGGGTGGAAACCCGAAAGATTTACACCTACGGGTCAACCTATAGTTGATGAAGGTACACTTAAAAAGATAGAACACATCCAAGAAGCTCGGCTCATTGCCGAGTTTTTATTATTACAAAAGCGTATAGCTCAAATCTCCTCATGGATAGATGAACTACAAGGCGAAAGAGTGCATGGTAAAGTAATACCTAACGGTACAATTACTGGCAGGATGACTCATAGAAATCCTAACATGGCTCAAATCCCGGGAGTTTACAGTCCGTATGGAGAAGACTGTCGTGCTTGTTGGATTGTGCCAGAAGGTTATAAATTATTAGGTATTGATGCTAGTGGATTAGAACTTAGAATGTTAGCCCACTACATGAATGACGAAGAATATATTGACGAGGTTATTAATGGCGATATACACAAAACAAATCAAGAACTTGCAGGACTTGAATCTAGAGATAAAGCAAAAACTTTCATCTATGCACTTATCTACGGAGCTGGAGATGAAAAGCTTGGAACAGTGGTTGGAGGAAAAAGAGAAGATGGTAAGCGACTTAGAAAGCGTTTTCTTACCAACTTGCCATCACTTGAAAATCTTACGAACAGAGTTCGAGAAGCTTCGAGAAGAGGATTCTTAAAAGGTTTAGATGGTAGAAAGATTTATGTAAGGCATGAACATGCTGCTTTAAATACTTTACTACAAGGTGGAGGTGCGATAGCTATGAAAAAAGCTATGTGTATCTTTGATAATAAAATAAAATTAAATACACTTGATGCTAAGTTTGTTGCTAACATTCACGATGAATGGCAGATGCAAGTTAAAGAAGACATAGCAGAATTTACTGGTCTTATGGGTGTTGAATGTATTGAAGAAGCAGGAAAGCAGTTAGGCATGAGATGTGCTTTGACTGGAGAGTACAAGTTAGGAGGGAACTGGAGTGAAACCCACTAAGAAAGATAGAAAGAAGTTTGACCTTGATTTACAATACGGTTCTATCAGAGAAGATAGAATTGCAGAGATGTTAACCAACAAAAAGATTGAGGTTAAATCAGAAAGAGATATATGGGCAGGAACTAATAACATTTGTATTGAGTATGAATCATGGGGTAAACCCTCTGGTATTCGTGCTACTGAATCAGATTATTGGTTTCACAACCTCTGTATCGGAGATGAAGAATACTGTACTTTAGTTTTTAAGACTGAGGTACTTAAAAAGATTGTAGATAAATTAGATACTTTCAAGACTGTAAGTGGTGGAGACCATAATGCTAGTAGAATGTTCTTAGTTAATTTACCTAAATTATTTTCAACAGATGTAATAAAAGCATTTAAGGAGTTAGATGATGATACCAAAAAGTAATAAAAACGAAGAAGAGTTTGACTTAATCAAACCAGACAACTATAATAAGTTCACTTCTGAATCAGGTCATTGGTACACTCAAGAAGGAGAGCCGATGTACACTATCATTGGTGCTAATGGTAGGGAAAGAAATACCACATTAAGAGATGCAAAAACATTAGGCTTAGTACCTTCTGTCACAACGATTATTGGTATGATAGCTAAACCCTCTTTAGAGAACTGGAAAATAAATCAGGCTCTAAACTCAGCACTATCTTTAGAAAGATACGAGAACGAATCGCTTGATGAGTTTTCTGCTAGGTGTAAACACGACTCTAAAAAGATTAGTATTGAAGCTGCAGAACGAGGTACTAAAATACATGGCATGATTGAAAGAGGTTTCTTAGGTAAAGAAAAAACTAAACCATACGAAATTATTAAAGATTGGTTAGATGAAACTTTTCCTAAAGAAGATTGGATAGCAGAAGATTCTTTTTGTGCTACACAAGGCTATGGTGGTAAAGTTGATTTGTATTCTAAATCAGGAATATTTATTGACTTTAAAACTAAAGATAATTTAGAAGGCAAAGACCCTGCTAAATTAGTTTATGATGAACATGGTATGCAACTTTCAGCTT